AAACTTACCTCTATTAATTTCACTTCTATAAGAAGCTCTACATTTTCTACACCAACTATCTAAACCATCTTTCTTTTTATTGTGAGGGGGGAAATATTCTAATGTTTTTGACTTTACTTCTTTACATCTAGTACAAGTTTTTGTATCCATACCTTTTCATTACTTTATGATTATTTATGTAATGAAAAGGTATGAGATTTACCACTTTACTTTATTTGCCCAATAAGCAGCAGACATTGGACCTTTTGCAATATTTTTAGCATGTCTAGATTGAAACCTGTGACGACGACTTGCATATGCTTCAGATTCTCCTTTCTTTTTTGGGGAACCTTTTACACCTAATTGACCAAATCTAATAAGTTTTTCTTTTCCTCCAGAACATGCTTTTACAACATGTGATTTTCCAGTTTCACCTGAACCATGTGCTTCTGCTTTTGGTTTATTACAAGACATTTCAGATTTTTTTGCTTCTGCAATTTGCATAAATTGTGAAAATGTCAAACAAGTATCTTCATTTGCAGGGACACAATTTGGAACCATTTTCTTACCTTTTTTCTTCATTCCAACTTGCTTGTATCCTTGCCAACATGCTTCAGATATATCCTCATCACTCTGCATATATTCTGCTGCAGTATCAATAAAATCTGCTGCTCTTGTAATTTTAGATTGAACCCAAGCAGGAATTTGTTGATCTCCTTTCTTAATGTGTTTTCTTAAAATACTAACTGCTCTTTCAATTTGATCAAACTCAACTCTTGCCATATATCCTTCTTCATCTTTTTTCTTTCCAGAAGCAACTTCTTTATGATCTTCGTTCATAGGTTTTTTAGAACGCCCTGATGAACGAGCAATTTCTTGTCTAAGAGGTCTTGAAGTGCTTCCTCTAAATGGCTCAGTTTCTGATCCTTTGTAAGATTGTCTGTCAGGAAGTGACTTTCTTCCAGATGAAGGATTTTTTGCTTTTACAAACTTTTCTTCAATCTTTTTATGAATTCTTGATTCATTTGTTGGATGAATCTTTGCTATGCTGTATCTGTCCCACATTTGTGGACCATAAGAACACTCACTGCGAGTTTCATTTTTTCTACAAAGCAAACAATACTTTGTGTCCTTTTCATATTGCTGTTCCACACTTACCTCCTCTGACTTGTTTCCCCAGTTTTTAGCACCAGCCTTTCTACACTTAACCAAAGCTCCTGATGCATATGCACTTGGCCAAACTTTGAATCTTGCTTTTACTTTGTGGTAGCAAGCATCTTTTTCGCCACTGCCCTTACCTTTGACGTCTGATTCTTCGTTCATTTTCTTTTCTGGTTTATCTGTGGAAACATAAGTTGGTTTTGCAGCATTACTTTTTTGCTGTTGTCCTGGGTCTTGCTGTCTTTTTCTTCTTACTGCAGATCTAACTTCACTTTTAGACATGCTTGCTAATTTTGAACTTGAGAAACACTTTGGAGTTTTAGTTTCTCCTGGTTCATTTGCACATGGAGAACCATCTGGCTGAACCCATCCTGGTTTTCTTTTACCAGTTTTTGTTACCCCACTAGAACCTTTAAACCACTGATGAAGAGAACCTTCTTTAATTTTTTCAATTTTCTTTAATTTTGAATAATAATCTGGAAGTTCATCTACATGCTGTAATGCAGTAATTTTTGCACCACCTTTACTTGTGGTATGCTCACCTTCAACTTTGGTTCCCATTTTGACCTGCTTCATAACAGATGCTAAAGGGACTTTATGTTGCTTAGCAATCTCTTGTGGTGACTTATAGGGTTTTACAGGTCCTTTAGGATCTATCATTATAGATTATGATTCTTCTGCACTATTTATTAAACCTTGCTTTATAAGTTTGGACAACTCTGCAGTAGAACCAACAAAGAGTGAATTGTTGACTGTTGTAGGACCTTTTTGAGGAGAATCTAATTCTCTCATTTTCTTTTGTAAATCAATTAATTTATCTGTAGTATCTGCAACAGATTTTATCAATTGACCTGCAACTTCAAATGCTCTTGGGTGACCAGATTCTTGAGCAATTTCTAATATACCATCAACAGCTTCTTGGCCCTTTGCAACTAACTTATAAAGTTGTTCCCTGCTATATTCGTAATCTTTTTGTTGATCATCCAAAACATCAGAGGATTTAATTTGAATAGCATCCTTTGATATAGGGACTATAGTAGTCTCTATATCCAAAGATTTCTCTAAATTAGGAAATTTCTTAGCCATACACTATATAGCTACATCAGTTCCTTGAGAGGGACTGTAATCTTCAAAATCTTGAAACTCTACAATTTCTTCATTAAATCCAAAATCATCTCCAAATGGAATGAGGGAGTCATCAGCAGAATTAATTACGTTATCTTCGTTATAATCTTGAAGTGCTTTTGGTGTTGCAGTATATCTAATTTCTCTTCTTGCATTTAACAGAGCATCTGTAGCATAATCAACTTGAACTTTTTTAATAAGTCCTTGACTGTCTGATGGAACCTCACTAAACAGATATGTTTTAGCAGTAAAACTTAATGTATAAATTATAATTCTTCTTGTGCTATAATCACCTTCATAATCATCTCTAAATCCAACTCTATTTAATATAACAGGAATGTCTCTAGTTTCATTAATTTCTGGAACTAATTTTATTGTTACATTAAATGCTGGTTGAAAGAATGGCAAAATTTGTTCTACAATTTGCAAAACATCATCTTGCAACTTACTCATAATGCTGAGTTCAAATCCGATATTATATGGAGTTGGTGTATAAATTTTTGCTGGTTTTCCTGTATCAGTTCTTGGAGAACTAAATGTTTGAATGACTGAAGATTTTCTTTGGGAATCATAATCAATTGAAGTCATCTCAAATGACATTCTTGGAAGCGTTAATGCAATCTTTCTGTCACCAGCAGGTTGCTGTTCAATTCTTGCCAAGAACTTTTGTGTGGGTCCATATGCAAGAGGAACTTTTAATCGAGAAATTGGGTCACCAGCATCATTAAAGTGTCTGATTTGAATGTTATTAAATAACGTTCCAAAAGCAGTTACAGTTTTTTGTATAGACTTATGATAAAAGTAATTTCCAAACATAATTATTTTAGTTTATCTTATATTTATCTTAAACTTCCCCAAAAGGATTGATTTCTGTAAATTCTACAATACCATCAAATTCTTCTTGAATGTCATCAGATGAATCATATGGGGGAGCAGATACAAAGTCTCCACTATCTTTAATAATGTAAGTGGCAGTGGAAGCAGCACCAACCACAACATCACCTGTTATAAATGCAGTTCCAAATCCACTAACTTTAAGAATTTTAGTTTCTGCATCCCAATCTTTGACTAATCCTGTAGCACCAGAAATAGATCCTGTTACAGTTTCTCCAAAAATATAATTTCCAGTGGAAATTGTGCTTCCAGCAGAAATTGTAATGTTTGGTGCTGTTATATACCCATATCCAGCATTTATAATTCTAACTGTAGAAATTCCTCCAGATGAATTTAAAAATGCTTTAGCTGTTGCAGTGGTTCCTCCAGAAACTGGCCCTGAAATGGTTACTGTAGGTTCTGTAACATATCCTTGACCAGCATTGGTTAGACTGATAGGTCCAATACTTCCAGAAGTTGCTATACCAACTGTAGCACTGGCATTGTAACCTCCTCCACCAAAAAATGTTACCAATGGTGGTTTATTATAATTATACCCTGTTCCAGGGTCTTCTATGTATATTTTATGAACACTTTTTGAAGTTAAAAGAGCACTTTTACTGGTCATTATACCAACAACTCGTGCTTTTGTTCCAGAAAGTGGAGATGAAACATTTACACTTGGAGTTGTAGAATATCTATACCCACCATTAATTATATCAATTTTCTGAACACCACCAGAAATAAGAGTTGTTGTTGCAGTTGCAGTGATCCCAATTCCAGAAAGTTGTAATTCTGACTCATACCCAAGAGCTTTTGGTTCTTTGTTAGCAATAACTGGATCACTAACATTCATTACAATATTTTCATCTTCAATTTCAAAAAGTTCACATCTTAATTCATAAACATAATTTTTTTGAAGTTGATAAAATGGTTTTCTATTTTCAACATATTTAATTTCCATAAAGCTTTCACTT